AAGGAGATCTCGCCCTGCACATCGCGGCTTTGGATCGAGACCATGAACTCATAGCGCCCTTGGCGGGCCGTGATGGTGCCGGGCCATGGGCGGTAGTCTTCGGTATCCCAGGCCGGGTCGGCGTCGTCGGTCCAGCCTGGCTCCGCGTCGCTGGTCCACCCAGGGCTGTCGCCGTCGCGCCTAAACTCGATGAGGCTTGCAGTCCCGACAATGGTGTTCGGCAGCGTGAGCTGGGCGCCGTCGTCCAGCGGGTCGACGATGAACACGTCCGGCACGTAGGTGACGGGCTTGTAGGTCGACAGCGTCCAGCCGGGGTCGCTATCCAGCGTCCAGCCAGCGGTGTCCGGATTCGGGTCCCATGCGAGCGGAGAGCCGTCGGAATCCGCCACCAGGTTGCCGCCGACCACCGACGCATTGGTGATGGTGCCGGGGAAGCCGTGCGCCTTGTAGTCGTAGGACGTGACGACATTGGCCACCAGGGGGTCGCCCAGATTGATCACGGCCGGGGCCGCATTGACCGATTCATTGCCCAGTGGCCGCTCGGCAGTTCGCGACGTGTCGAACATCTTGATAAGAAACGTGGCCACTCCACTGGGGCGCACGCCAATCGAATAGGGGTTGGTGACAATCAGGCCCTCATGCAGCGGCGTCGCATCCCCCCAGCTGGTGTTATTGCCGGGGTGCCAGCGAATCTGAAAGCCAGCCAGGTCCGCCACGCCGGTCGGCATGGGCCACGTTGCAATGCCGTCGGCGCTGATGGCAAAACTGGTGACGTCTGGGGGCGGCTCGGTCTTGCCGACCACGATATGCACGACCAACGGGCACCAGTCGCCCTCGCGCCCGCTGCTCATCACGCAGCGCCCCTGCACCTGGTAGGCCTTGCCATCCTCCACCGGGAAGAGGTAGGCCTGGGTGTCGGTACCCAGCGCGTTTGGCACGGCGGTCCAGGCGGTCGCGGTGATTTCGCGGTAGCGCAACTGGATCTTGCCGCCGCTTTGCACGTAAGTGTTCAGCACCGCGTCCCAGGTGGCGCGCATGCGGCTATTCACGGAGCCATCAGGGTTGCGCAGCAGCTCGGCCGTGCCGCTGGTGATGGCCAGCCCGGCGAGCGGGGGAACCGTCAGGATGTCGGGAAAGCTGGTGTCAGGGATGTTCACCACGGCGTTGGCCTTGGTGTAATCCCACGCCCACAGGTCAGCGCTGGTTTCCTGCAGGGTATAGCTGAGCCGCGGCGCGTCAAGGTCGCGCTTGCGCACGGTCATGATCTTGGCCGCCGGCCCGAGCAGCGTGGGCAGCAACACGTTGACGTTGCGCAGCGGCGCGGTGTCATAGCCCTTGAAGTTGGTGCCCAGCTGGATGGACTGGCCGTTGCGCGCACGGCTCAGGCGCTGCCAGGCAATCATCTGGCAGCGGATCGCATCGTTAACCGTCACGAAGTCCATGGGCTGGGGCAGCAGCTCGTCGCCGTCTTCCTCCTGATAGGTGGCATTGGTGACCTGGTCATAGCTCACCGGCTGATAGCCGAAGGCAGGCGAAATGAATGTGCCTGTGACGGCGTTGAACAGGTCGGCCTTTTGCGCGTTGGGCAGCAGCTCCACTGTCTCCTCGGACAGCGTGTCGACGTCGAACGTGATGTTGGGCGTGCGGTGGTAGCCGGCGATGAGCTGCCACTGGCCGGACACGAACACGGCGTCGCCGTCCATGCTGTCGAGGATGTGCCGCAGGTTGGAGAGCGGGATCTCCTGACAGGTCAGGTTGCCGTTGCAGGTATAGCGCTTTTCCGTGCGGGTTGGGCTGAACTGCACCAGCTCATCGCATACGTTCGCGCTGGCGATGGTGTCCGCCGTGCGCACCTCGGCCGCCAGGGTTTTTGGGCTGTAGGGGCAGTCAACCAGGAACCAGCGGGACAATACCGCGGGGTCGTCGGTCCACTGCGTCAAACCAGTGCGGTCGTCATATGCTTTGACGCCACGAACCACGGCGCTGTATTTGGGAACGCCGATATCGCCCAGGATCGAGAAGTCGGCCGTCATCGCAATGGTGACGTAGGTATTGCCGGTGTTTTTCTTGGACGAGTCCCACGCCGCTGGATTCCCGCTGAGGGCTGCGGCCGCAATCAGCTCAGGGGCAGCCTCTTGACCGGGAGCGCCCAGGTATTGCTGGATGTTGAACAGGGCCGCGACGAATACGTAGCTATAGGATGCCTGGATGTGGTAGTCCGTTGTATCTTCATTGATCGTGAAGGTGTTGCCAACACGGCTGAAATCGGTGATGCGAGCGGTAGGCAAATTGCCGCCATCCGTGTTCGGCCGGATGTCGACCTTGAAGAGGTGCACCTCGGTGCTCGGATTTTGTGCCAGCGTAAACACCACGCCAGGCGCACCGCCGGGCGTAAGCTCAGACATTGGATTGGTGGTGGTTTTTGTGTACTTCGCTGGCGCGATGACGTTGCCGCTGCCATCCAGCGTCAGCACGTCCTCATTGAACATGTGCTGACGGATGGAGTCACACTCGTGCCCAGCCAAGGTGACGGCGAACATGTGGAACTGCCCCACACTGCCGTACGTGAACCAGGGCCACATGGGGCCGCTGGTACGCGGCTCGCCCAGGCAGATGTTGCGCGGCACCAGGGGGTTGTCCACGATCATCGTGACGTCGCGCAGGCTGGCGTTGTAGCTGGCGCGCGCCATGGACTCGGCCTTGCTCTTCTCGCGGTCGGCCATGACGCTGCTGATCGCAAAGCTGGCCAGGGCGCCCGCGATCTGCGCGCCCGTGATCGAGCCAATCACGGCCGCCGTGCCTATGCCGGCGGCGCCAAGACCAGCGGTGACGCCAAAGCCTAAAATTGCTGCCGGCATGGCTACACCTTCCAGGCGCAGAGCGCCGAGGAAATGTCGATAAGGACTACGCCAGCCGTGCCGGCGACAGCCACATCGGAACCCACGCAGATCCCCAGGCCGGGCCCGGCATCACTCACGGGGAGCATGACCACGTCACCGCGCCCCGCGGCGGCACGGTTCTCCATGGGTGGCCCGAGGTAGCGGCACACCAGTGGGCCAAACCCGCCGGCCTGCTTGATCAGTCGCTGGGCGCCTCGCTCGGTGGCGTAGCGCCCGCGCAGCTCGCGCATGGGGTCTACCCCTGTCATGAGCTGCACGGCGTCGCCTGCGAAGCTGCAGCAGTCGTTTTGACCCCAGGCGAAGGGGGTTTTCATGCGCGCCTGGATGAACCCGGCCAGGCGCATGGGCCAGTCGGGGTAACGGGCGATGTTGGCGAGCGCGTTCATATGGTGCGCGCCGCCTTGCTGAAGACGACTTTTTCGATACGCTTGCTGTTTTCGATCCCGTCCCAGAAGGTGTCGGTCGGATCGATCAGCTTCTGGCTGGCGGAGTTGAAGAGCAGCTCGCGCTTGCGCTTCCAGTCGACCATGCAATGCTCGGCGGTGACGCTGATGGTGCTGGTCTCCCTGCCGACGCTGATGCTGCGCACGTCCAGGCGGCCCTGCCAGACGGTCTGATCGACCAGCACCACGCCAGCAGTGAGAAACGCCAACATGACCGTGCATTTGCGGCCCTGGTATTTCTCCTGCTGGGCCTCGATGATCAGGCTGTTGGGAATGCCGGCCAGAGTGAACTTCAAACCTTCGACCGAATCGCCTGTCTCGGTGATGGGCTCGATGCGGCCTAGGCCTCGCGAGGCGGTCCATATCGTTCCGCTGCCGGCGGGATACTCCACGGGGAAATCGGTCCCGGCAATGCGCACATCGCCGGTGTCAAACTCCATTTTGACGAGCGGGAACCACTGGACATGCGGCTGCACCAGCGCCAGGGCCGTGCCGGAGTCGAGGCTGCGGTCGCTGCTCATGCGAAGACCTCCTCAATGTCGACCGAGAAGGGCTCATACATGGCGCGGCTGCGTGGCCCGTGGAAGGCTCCGGAGAGCACGAACAGCGCTGTCGGCTTGATCAGCGTCACGGCCGCGCCGGCGCTCGCCGCGGCGCGCAGCATGTGTGGAACCGCCACGGTCATGATTCCGCCGGCGCTGGCCGTGGCAAGTTCGGCGTTCTCGACCAGTTGACCATTGACCGACCACATGTCGCCGGGCATCAGCGTCGTGGCGTTGCCGCAGCCGGCCAGTTCCAGGCTGGTGGCGAACTGGGCGGCTGTGGCGTTCACAGTCACACCCGTGGTGTTGATACTGCCGGCGGGCGAGCCCTCCACGCCGGCAGCGCTGAATTTGCGCAGGTCCCACAAGGCGATGCGGTGCTGCTTGCCGTTGAGTTTGCGGTAGAACCCGAGCAGCTCCAGGCGGTTGACTGAATAGTCCTCGCCGTAATTGAGCGTGCCCATCCAGTGGGCGCCCGGCACGCCGCTGGTCTGTTGCCCGCCGCCCTGCGCGCTGCGCACGGTCACGTCGGTGTTTTCCAGCCAGAAGTCGGCGCTGACGACGTCAAATGCGCGGCCGGTGCCATAGGCGTAGGTGGTCATATCCGCCTCCCGCGCTGCCCGGCCTGGTAACGGTCCAGGCCGGCCAGTGCACGCGCCTGCACCAGGCCAGCGACAACCTCTGCACGCCGAACTCCATCGCCGATAGACACGTTCTGCACAATGGCTGGGCCGCTGGTGCGCTGACCCTTCGTATGGTCGGTGACGGTCTCGTCTGGGTGCATCATGGCGAGGAAGCCGCCCTTGCCGTCCAGACCGCCGGTGCGCAGGCCCGGGCCGGTGTAGCCGCCGCCGTCAAAGCTGGCGAGGCGGTCCATGCGGGCGAAGTCGCCCGTGGCCAGCGCCGTGCTGTCGCCCCCGCCAAAGCCGCCCAGACCACCGAGGCCGCCCATCATCTGTTTCATGGCCGCGGTAATGAGGTCGTTGCCGGCCTCGACAAACGGCTTGATGATGGGCTGCAGGATGGTCCTGCCGGCTTGGGCCTTCAGCTCCTGCCAAAAAATATCGGACGCGCTCTTGCCGTTGCGGAAGCCGTCCAGGATGCCGTCGGAGATGCTCTCGCTGATGGTCTGGGTACGGCGCTTGGCGTCCTCGACATCGGCGGCAATGATCTCTTTCTGCGCGGCCTCGCCCTTGAGGAGGCGCTCCTGCTTGAGGAGGTTGATCTTGCGCTCAAGCTGTGCGACCTCGGCCTCATTGCCCTCCACGCCCTGGGCGACCAGCAGCAGTTCCTCCTCGCGCGCGATGTTGGCGTCAAGCCGGGCCATGCGCAGCAGGTTGACGGCCTCGGTGCTGAGGCCGATTTCTTCGTTCTGCTCGCGCAAAGCCTGGTTGCTTTTGGCAAGCTGGTCGCTCTCGTTGGCCAGCGCCTCCAGGTGCTTCTGGGTGATTTCGGCGTTCTTGGCGCGGGCCTCGCCAATCTTCTGCTCCAGCTCGACCTGGGCCTTGATGGCGGGCTGCAGGCTCAGCAGCTTGGCCTGCTCGGCGGTCAATGTCTTGAGGTTGATGGTGCCCTTGGCATACATCGTGTTGAGGCGGTTCCAGTCCTCGGTGAAGGTGCCGGTCAGGCCTGCCAGCTCCAGCACCAACTTGGCCTGCTCTTTGAGTTCTTTGTTGGCGGCGGCGGCGCCGGACCCGTCAGAGATCACTGGCGCATCGATCTTGGCAGTGGCAAGCCGGCGGCGGCGCGTGAGCGCGTCGCTGGTATCGCCGTTGCCCTTGAGAGCATCTCCTGACTGGCGAATCCTGGAAACCTCTAGCAGGTCATCGATACCGAACATGTCCCGACGGAGACCCTGAGCCTTCTCGCGACTCCCCTGAGCCAGCATGCGGTCGTAGTTGCTCACGTAACGCTGCTTTTCCACGCGATCGGCGAAGGCCTCGGCTTCGGCAATTTGCTTTTCGATCGTCCCGCGTTGAGACAACAGCTTATTGATGTCTTGGCCAGGATTGGAGGTCAATTGGCCGCTAGGCTTAACGGCGCCGAGTCTCTCCATCACCATCACCAACGTGCTTAGAACGGGCACGTACTTCAGCACGCCCATGATGCCATCCTGAATGACGGTCCAAACCTGACCGGCGGCCTTCAGACGCAGGAACGTTTCGATTAAGTCGTTGAGCACCGGCAGCAAGCCGCCGGCGATGGCCACCTTTCCAGCCTCCGCATTAATCTCAAGTTTCTTGAGATTGTCGTTGAACTCAGCAGCCTGCTTAGCCAGCTCGCCGCCGTAGATGGCGCCCAGGCCCTGGGCCTCCTTACGAAGCCTTGCTATGCCCTCGCTGCCTTGGTTGAGCAGCGGAATCATCTCGGCGCCAGACTTGCCGAATATCTTCTGAGCGAGGGCCGACTTGGCCGCACCATCCGAGTAGGAGGCGAAGCGGTCCGCCAGGTCGGCCAGCACCTCATCCTGGTTGCGCAAGCCACCGCTGCTGTTGGTAACCTCGACCCCCACAGCCTTGAAGGCCGCAGCAGCCTCTTTCCCTCCACCAGCGGCCTCCGCCATGTTCTTGGAAAGCTTGGTGACGCCATCCGCCAGTGACTCAAACGTGGTACCAGTGACCTCCCCGGCATAGCGCAGCGCACTCAAGCTCTCGACCGAAATTCCGCTTTTCTCGCTGAGGTCGTCGAGCTTGTCCAGCATGTCGACGGCGCCCTTGATGGTGGCCGCGCTGAACACGCCGGCGATGGCGACGCCCAGCGTTCCGAACTTTGCGGGCAAGGCCTGGGCCTGGTCGCCCAAACCTTTCAGGTTGCGCTTGGCGGATTCGAAGGCGGCCTTGGTCTGGTCCGCGGCTGAAAGTACGACTTCTGCTTTGGCGGCCATTACTTAGCCCTTTCTCGGAAGATGCGCAGAGCCTCGGCTTCCATGGCCTGCACCATGTCGACCACCACGACCCGCTCCGGCTGCGGCACGCCCTCCAGATCCAGGAAGAATGGCAGCGAGGCGTAGTCCAGGCCGAGCACCCCACCCATGCCGGCGACCCGCCACTGCGTCTTGTGGAGCCGCGTGTACACGTTGAAGGCGCGCACGTTCTCCGGCCATATGCCGAAGGCCTGCGGTACAGGCGGCGCCTCTAGCTTGAGACCGAAGGCTGCCAGCGCTGCGGAGGTAGTTGAGGTGTCTTCCCATCCGTTGATCAGTCTGCTGACAGCCTCTAGGAGTTTTTTCTTTTGGAGTCCGTCAGTTCGTGCAGGTAGGACCTGAAGAACTCATGGCGTGATGGCGTGTATTTCGCCAGCACATCGGACAAAGCGGTGACGCTGTATGGCTGGTCGAAGCCGGACCACTCTTCAATGACCTCATCCAGCAGTTGCACGTCGTCGACCTTGCCCTTCTTGGCCACCCAGGCGGCGAGGGCATCGCGGTCCTTGTAGCGGAAGGTGACGATCACCTCTATGGGCTGCGCCACGCCGGGCCGGCTGAGGGGCACCGGCGCGCCAAAGGTCGGGTCGGGCTCGATCTTGAACATACCGAGCCGCCTTACTTGCAGTAGATGATGATGTCGTCGTTGCCCGAGCTGGGCACGCTGCGCAGGTCGTAGCCGATGAGGCGGCGGCCGTTGACGTCGGTTTTCTTGGGGTTGATGAGCTGGGCCGCCGAGAGAAACACGCCGACGATAAAGCCGCTGGTGGTGCCGTGCTCCAGGCTGATGGACGACAGCGTGTTGGCCTTCACGCTGGCCATGTAGGTGACTTCCTGCGCGGCGGTGAGGTCCATCTCCAGGCTACCGCTGACGGAGCGGCCGGTGATGTCGATGTACTCGGCGCCCAGCAGCGGGGTGTATTGCACGTTATTGCCCACGTCGATCTCCAGGCCACGGCTGGTGAATGCCGTGCCGCCAGTGACGATGCCGGATGCGTAGGTGCCGCCGAACTTGACGTCTGCGGTGTTGGGGTCGGTAATCACCTGCGGCGTCTTCCAGCCGGTCAGCGTGGTGCTGGGATTGGCCGCAGCGGTAAGCCCGCCGTCCTTGCCGGTGAAACTGAACTGCATGGTCGGGCGGCCGGAAATGGACATACCGATCTTCACGGTGCCCTTGGCACCCAGCAGCTTGTGCAGCGCGCCGTCGTCGTAGTAGTAGATGGTGGCGCTCTTCTGGTTGGCCGGGGTGTCCGGGGCGTAGCCCTTCCAGGTCACGCTGCCGGTTTCAGCGAAGCCACAGGCGCGCAGCAGTTCGCCCCAGGGCGCGGCCGTGCCCGCGGTGCCAGAGCCGGCCAACTCCACGGTAAAGCCGACTTCCACGTACGCGGAGCCAACGAGTTGCTCCGACGCACCGAAATAGGAGCGCACCAGGTCACGGTCAACGTTCTGGGCGTTCAACGGGTTGATGTTCTGATCCGATACCAGCAGTGCATTCGCTGCACCGGTAGGAACGGCGTCGGTGCCCTCGGTGGTTTCGATCTTGGCAAGGATGGCCGAGTTGCGGGTATAGCGTCCCATGGTTTACTCCAGAGTGAGGTTTTGTGTGCGGTGCAGCACCTTGAGGGTCAAGGTGACGCAGCTGAGCTGGTCGGCGGCGGCGGCGAAGTCGTAGTCCAGCTCCATCGGCATGAGGTCCATGACCAGGCCGCCGAGCGTGGGGTCGGCCGCCAGGCGGGCATACACCTTGCCCAACAGCGCGTCGACGGCGTCATCGCCGCTGGTGGTGTTGCTGCGGGCGTAGCACTCGATGGCGATGCTGGTGTCCCAGTCGGTGGGACCGTTGAGGATGGCGAAACGCTCGATGTTGTTGGCGCCCTGGATGCGGATCACCACGGCGTCGTCAGCGTCTTCCGGGATGGCGCGCTGCCGCGCCCGGGCGATCAGGGACGATACGGCAGGGCCGGTCTCCAGCGCCGTCTTGATCGCGGCGACGATGGCGCCGAAGGCGGTCATGCGGCCTCCAGAAAGAGGTGGCTGACGCCGGTGCCGTCAGGCTCATGAGCGGCGATGGTGAAATTCAGAGGCGCGGGGAATCCTGACTGATCGCCCAAAACGACCACTGCTTTGCCGACCGGAGCGGCGGGCACAGCGCTGGTAGCTATGGTGGCGACGGGCTGGGTCGAGGCCATGCCCGACCCTCCCACATCACCAAACTGGAAGGGCCGGTCGAAGATCAGCCGCACTGCGACACCGTCGACCGTCGCATTGACTGCGAACTCGTCGGTATCGAAGAAGTCGGACAGGTCTTCGGCGAAGGCCATGATCAGCCAGCCTTGACCACGTCGGCGAGGTAGTCGTCGAACTTGTCGCCGTACTGCTTACGCAGGGCTTCGTCTGCGTCCCAGTCTTTCTGGGCCTTGTCCTTCAACGCAAAAAGAGCAACGGCACGTTGCTCGGCGGACTGCTTTTCAGCCGCTTCGCGCTCAGCAGCCTCGGCCTTGGCCTTGTCGGCCGCCGACATGAAGGCGTCAGCCATGCCTCTGGGGATGTCGCCGTCGTAGTAAAACGACTCGCCAGCCTTGAACTGCACAGGCTGGGTGGTGGTGTACACGCCCCTCTTGCCCGTGGGCTTGAGGGCGTGGCGGCGTGGCGCGGCTTGGGCCGGCGTAAGGCCCAGCACACTGCCTTCCGGCAGCGTGATGGGCTGGGTGCTGACGTATTTCATGCTCTGCGCATCCGCCGATCAGACCAACTGGTTGAGCACGGCGCCTTGCCAGCGGCCGTAACCCACGTTCCGCCAGGCGTCGATGCCAACCTGGATCTGGTCGTTGTCGAAGGCGTACTCGCTGCCTTCGTCCTTCATCTTGATGTCTGGAGCCGTCTCTTCCTGGCGGATGAAGGGCTTGACGCTGCCATCGGTGCGGACGGTGACGAACTTGTCAGTCCAGCCGCCGATGGTCAGGCGCGGATTGACGGCCGCACGGATGGTGAAGTTCTCCATTGAGAACGTCGACGCAGCAGCGGCGCGCACCATGCTCAGGGCGGACATCGTCGCGTTCGACAAGCCCACCGGCACCAGCACCATGAACTGGGAAGCTGTTTCGTTGAGCGGCTCGCCCTGGTCATCCACAAGGCCATACATCTGCGAGATGGATGCCAGGATGGCCTGCTGCATCTCTTCCGGGCTGGGCGCCGTTGCCGAACCGTGCACGGTGGCCGGCAGGCCGGAGATGTCCGTGGTGATGCTGTTCGACTGGCTGCCGCTCTTGCCTTCCGAGTGGTCGGTGTCGAAGAAATATTGGCCGTCATAGCACAGCGCGGCGCCGCCGTTAAGGATCAGCGTGGAGATGAGGCTGGCAAAGTGGGTGCGGCCACGCTCGGCCAGCTCGCCCATGCGCACGCGCAACTGGCCCGTCTTGTCGCGGCGCAGGTCCTTCAGCGCGATTTCAATGGTCGACTCGAAGTGCTTGTTTTCGATCGAGATGCCGTTGGTCGTGAAGCCCTTGGCCTGGCGGCCACCGAGCCACTCGCGCATGGCGGGCGGCATGCCGAGCCATTTGTACTGCTCGGTACCCTGGTCACTGGTGAAATAGTTCGACACTGCGTCGATCCACCCCTGGCCTTGCTGGGCGTCCAGGGCTTCGAAGTACATGCCGATTACGGCACGCGAAGAAAGGTCTTGTGCGGACATGGTTTGATCCTTGTATGGTTGAAAGCGTTATGTTGGTGCGGCTTGACGAGTGGTCGGCCGGGCTTAACTGATGTACTTGATCAGCGCATTGACTTTCGCCGCCAGGGACGCCACTGCGTTCTTCGTGGCGGCGTCGCTGATGGCGGCGAGCGTGTCGCTGGCTGCGCCCGTGGTGTTGTCGGTGAGCGCGGTCAGCGCGCCCAGGCCGGCGTTGCTGGCGTCGAACTCTACGACGCCTATGCCGCCGGAAACAAAGCGGATCACACGGCCAATGTGGCTGTTGCTGGTTGCGGTCAGCGTGAAGGTGGCGTCATCGGATGCATACACAGCCTTGCCCACATCGGTGACGGCCAGGCCGCTGATGGCCAGCTCCACGCGACCCTTCTGGCGCAGCCACACCTTGATGGCGTTAACTAGGCCGGCAGAGTTGTCCGCCTTCTCCACGGCGAAGCCTCGGAACGGATCACCGGCGACCAGAGGACGGGCATACCCGCTGCCGTTGTCGCCTACCGCGGCGCCTTCGTAGATGATGTCCGCTGCAATGACGCCCATATGGTTGCGATCGCCTTGTTCATAGGCGCGCGCCACATCGGTGCTCAGCGTCGTCATGGTAAGCAGCAGGCCATGGCGTGCCATGTGACGCTGCGTTGCCGCGTGGGCTTTCTCGGCCGCGAACACCGTGAGCGAGACCACGAACTTGAGGCCTGCGGAGGACAGCAGTACAGCTGCCATCACGAACAGGACAACAAACAAGGGGAAGAGGAAACTGAGTTTCATGATGGTTCCTAAAAAGTTGGAAGCGGTTGAATGGTTTGGAACTGTGTTGAAGGGTGCGTGGCCGGTTTACTGTTTGGCCGACAGCACGCGCACCTGGCCCTTGTCCTCGGCCTTGGCGTAAGCCAGGTAGGTGGCGAAGTTGCCGGCGAACTCGCCGCGCAGCTTGGCGTCCTTGTCCCAGGTGGCTTTGGCACGCTCTTCAATTGGTGCGTCGGCCGCTGGGGCGGAGGCTTGAAGGTCGCCCGTGGCTGCAGGCTTCTGCGCCAGCGGAGGCGGTGCGTCGCTCGCGCTGGCGGCGGCCTGCTGGGTGCGCAGGTTCTTTTCTGCGGCATTGACTGCAATGGCGGCGTCGCCTGCGGTGGACTTGCCGTCGAATTTCAGGCCCTGGATCAGAGCCTCATGGCCTGGGATGAGTTGGCCTTCGACGGCCTGGATGCGGGCGCGCTCGGCTGCAGCGCCTTCTGCGCGAAAAGCGGTTACCGCCTCGGGATGTGCGGCTGCAAATTGTTCGGGGGTCATGTTGGTTCCTTGAGATGAGGTTGGAGGGTTGTGCGCAGCACCGGCGCTGGTCGAGGCTGGGCCGCTGGCGCGGTCCTGGTTGAGCTGGGCGATCAATGCTTCGAGGGTGGAAACACCGTCCACCAAGCCCGCATCGATCGCCTGCTGCCCATAGAAGACGCGGCCGTCGGCCATGTCCTTCAAAACTGTTTCCACGCTGACGCCGCGGTTGTCCGCCACTGCAGAAACGAAAATGGAATAGAAGTAATCAACCTGCTCCTGCATGGAGGCACGGCCGGCGTCAGTCAGCGGCGCATACTGGCTGGCAATGCGCTTGTATGCGCCGGCATATATTTCGGTGTGCTTGACCCCGTTTTGTGCATCTGCGCCGGACACGTCCACATGGGTGGCAACCACGCCTATGGAACCCACCACCGTGGTGCTTTCCGCGATATACGCCTTCTGGGCGGCCGAGCCGATCCAGTACGCGGCACTGGCCATGACGCCGCTGGCCAGGGTTACCACTGGCTTTTGGGCAGCAGCCTCTTTCACGATATTGGCCAGCGTGGAAGTGCCGTCGACGGCGCCGCCTGGGGAATCAATAGAGAGAATGATGCTGTGGACGGATGTGTCGGCAACGGCATCGCGCAAGTCACGGGCGACCAATTCGGTGGACACGCCACCGGATATCTCCATGAACAGGTTGGCGCGCTTGGCGATTACGCCAACGATGGGCAGCACCGCGACACCGTCGATCACCTCATATCGGCGCTGTTCATTGGCGAGGGGACGGCCCAGCCGCGCCTCCACCGCGGCCACGTCGATCTTTTCGCCGCGCAGGTGCGTGGCGTAGATGGCCTGAATCTCCTGCAGCATGGCAGGCTGGATAGCCCAGGGCGCGTGGAGGATGTCGAGAATTTTCATGCAGTGGGTTTCCGGTGCATTGAATGTAGAAATTTTTTCTGTGCCAAAACAGGGCAACTTGGCACTAGTCCTGATTCCCGTCGCCAGGCTTGGCAGGCGCCGGCGGGTCCTCGCCGTCTTGCGCGGCCGGAGGCTCGGCTGCGGCAGGAGAGCCCGCCGGTGGCACGTATATGCCGTCCCTCTTCTGCGCGTTGACCTCAATGACACGCTGCCGGTGCTTCACAGCCCAGCCCACGCCGTCGTGTAGGGTGCTTTCCTGGTCCAGGGTGCTGATACCCAGATCAACCCGCCCCTTAG